GAGTTGAACCCGATAGCGGAATTCGGCTTACTGTTGTTGGCATTTATTTCTCCTTATGCGAATACCTGTACCGCGAAGGCAAAGGCTTGGTCGTTTGCGGATACACCCGAAGATGCGGCCGCCCATGATGGTATTCCACCAGCAACGGTTAGCACTTGTCCAGTTGTACCAATCGCTAGTCGAGCAGGTGTATTAGCGCTACTTGCGTAAATCATATCGCCAGTAGTTGTTGTAAGAGTGTTATTGATAACTCCTGAAGTTAGAGCAAGAGTTCCAGTTGATGTAGGAAGTGTAATAGTTCCAGTATTTGAAATTGTTGAAATAACTGGAGATGTCAAAGTCTTATTTGTCAAAGTTTCTGAACCAGCAAGTGTCGCAAAATCTCCATCGCTAAGAGCGGTATTGAATTGCGCTGTCGTACCTGACAAAGTGTTTGAAGTCAGGTTGATTGTCTTGTTTGTCAAAGTATCTGTTGTTGCTTTACCTACAAGAGTATCTGTGCTTGTTGGAAGTGTTATTGTTCCAGTATTGCTAATCGAAGAAATAACTGGAGTGGTCAAAGTTTTGTTTGTAAGCGTATCTGTTGTATCGCGTCCAACAAGAGTTGTTGTTGCGTTTGGCAGAGTTACAGTTCTATCAGCGGTTGGGTCGCCAGCGCTGAGAGTAGTTTCAAAAGCGTCAGCGGTTGTACCTTCAAATACGATGAAATCATTGAAGGCTATTTGTAATCCTGCTTGCTGACCTGTAAAGGTTGCGTTATTGATTACTGGCGCTTCAAGGGTTTTGTTACTGAGTGTGGCTACCGCATCAGCGGTTACGCCAGCACCTCCGTTGGTGGTTATTGCCATATTATGCTATCTCGCTTCCGAACGCATTGAAAGACATTGATGCCGAAGATGCGTAAATGGTTACAACATCTGAAGCATCAATGGTGAGACCTAATGTATAAGCCGCGGTTGTATTGGCTTGAATTGATGCGTCATAAACAACATAGTGTTCAGGAGCGAGGGTCGCTCCATTCGGACGCACAGCGATGCGATAAGTACCTGAGGTACCTGCTTGGTTACAAATCGTGATTGTTGAGATAACCGTTTGGGTTGAAGCAGGACAGGTATAAAGCGTCGTGGCAGTTGTAGCCGAAGGGTTTGATTGCCCTAAGACTTTGTAAGTAGTTGCCATACGGTTATCCTCCGATTAGAAGTAATGGACTGATTGTACCAGTCGCGTTATTTGTGGCTAAGGTTGCGCTTGCTGAGGCACTTGCCTCTGATGCTTCAGCCGATGTAACGAATGTAGAAATATCCGCACCATCTAAACTATAAGTACCAGCGGTCAAAGCGGTGTATGTCGCAAAAGCAGTATCGAGCGCTGTATAAGTCGCATAACTGCTACCGATATACCAGTATTTACCTGAAGCAAGAATTTTGTCCGTGGTCTGATTTATCTCAACATCTAGCGCATCAATATCATCTTCAAGAGCGTTCCAACTTGTTTGGTCGATTGCCTGAACATAGTTTTCGCTCAATGTAGGCGTTGGGCTAAGGTCGGCTAAATCAAGAGAGCCAACGGTGTCATACGGTACTGAAATTGTGTAGGTACGACCCCCAGGAAAAGATTCTTCTACCGTATAGGTAAAAGGATTAGGAACAACATCGGGGTCATTTGTGGCAGGAAGGGTCACGCTAAAAGCACCTGCGCTAAGGGCTACCACAATGCTAGAAGGAGCAACCATTTGGTCATCTGTACCGTTTCGAAGGACATCTCCAAGGGTAAATCGAACCTGACCTTGGATTGCTGTACCTTCAAAATTTACATAGTTTCCCGTAATTGTTACGGTGCTAAGGCTAGGTGCGAGCGCCATTTAGCAACCCACCAAGAAAAATAAATCAAACTTAGAGGCAACAAGATTTTCTGATGTTTGCTTATGTGTCAAAGTATTAGCAACCGCAGTTGCTAAATCATCGGTGTTTGTTTCAGCATCATTTGTTGCTACTTCAAGGTCTGTTAGTAAAGTGTTATAGGTGTTATATGAGGCTATGGGTACATACGGTTCAGCCATCTCAGACTCCCATCATCATCAACTGATTGGAATTATAGTTAGCAAGAGCGCCCGCCGCTTTAGAGGCATCTGAGGCATAGGTATCAGCGGTTGTGGCTTCTTCATCGGCATCAACAACAAGAACTCGAATACTCTCAGCATTGTTATATCGAGCAAGAAGAGCCTGATAAGCGTCTACGGATACATAAGCCGACGCTTCAGCCGAGCCTAGGGCTGGTAATAGGTCAGCAAGATTTTGTGTAGTTCCTGCTACGGATAAAGGAAGAGCCAACTCAATAGTGCGTCCGCCCGTAAAATTTTCTTCAAAAGTATAAATGAAAGGTTGAGGCGTTACATCTGTATCGCTTGTCACGGGTAACTCAACCGAGAATGAACCAGTCGCATCAAAAGTCTTTTGAATAACAACTGGGATAATAATTACATTCGCAGTTGTTTCTTTTAGAATCGTTTGTGGAGTGATATTGATAGAGCCACGAACAGGATTGCCACTCAAATCAACATAAGTTCCAACAACCGTACAAGTTGAAAGCGATGCTGGAAGAGCCATTTATCAGGTTCCTTGACGGATGATATTTACAGTCTGTGTGCTTGTAGCAACAACTCCATATAGTTTTTCGTCATCTTGTAATTCAATTGAAAAACTTGTTCCGCCAGCAAGGGCAAAACCATAATCTGTTGTAGTAACGCCTTCTCCGCCTAGATACACCGTAGTGCTTGCTGAAGGGTTCTGAACATTGATTGTTTGTCCGTCTTTGCCATCATAGTCAGATGTCAGTTTGGTAGCGGTCGTACCAACTGAAATTCTTGCGTGTGATACTGCCATATAAACTCCTAAGAAAGTGAAGGGCGACTCATTTTACCGAATCGCCCTCCGCGCTATTCAGCGACTTCTTTTGTTTTCTTTGTAGCCTTTGCTTTTGGAGCAGGGGCTTTTTCTTCCGCAACAGGAGCATCATCTTCAATCAATTTGATGTAGCGATTGTTAGCCAATGCCTTAGCATGGCGCCAACCTTTTACCTCAACAATGTCTCCAGCCACAAGTTTGCGACCATCAACAAGCATTGACTTTAGGATTTCTGCTTTCATGTTATGCGGTTGTGTCAATCCAGCAATATGAGAATGTTGCCGCCGCTTGGTTGATTGAACCTGCGGTTGGATTGTAAAGATAAACGGTGACTGTATCCGCCGCAGTAACTGCCGCACCACAGAAAATCAAGTCATCATTCAAAGTTGATGGTGGGTTTACGATGATGATGTCGGTTGTCGCCGCACCTGTCAAAGTAAATGTTGTTCCACCACGGGTTGTTGCGTTGATAGCGGCTGGGTCAATTTCAACTGTACCGAATTCGATACCGTAAACGGTGTCGTTGTCGCCAACCTGTAATGCTCCGACTGCTACTTCGCCCTTGGAAAGTCTGTTTACTAATGCCATTTATTTCTCCTAAATAAAGGAAGGGAGTGAGACCTTCAAAAGTCTCACCCCCTTCTTTGTTTGAACTAAGCGACGATGCTGGTCCAGAAGTAGCCGAGGTCTGAAGAGATAACTTTGTTATCGAAAGCCATTTCTGCTTCAACACGGTCTGACTTGATGGATTCCATACGGAACTGTGAAGTTCCGATTGTTGCGCCGAGTCCGCCTGATACGCCAGTCCATGCGAATGTGTATCCAGCGGAAGGGGTTAGTAGCCCAGGCTGAGGAGCAACATGGCAAAGAAGAGCCTTCTTGCCGTGAGCGAATCCGTATGCTTCAGATGCGCCTTCGTTGTTTGTAGCCTTGACTGCCTTAGCAACCATAACGCGAGGAATGTCGAACATAGCCGCCAACATATCGGTTGTGATTGTCTGTGAAGATGTGTACTTGATGCGGTCTACAAGGTCAGGGTGATTCTTTAGTGACTTGAATACATCGTATCCAAGAACCAAAGTGTTTGCTTCCATTCCTGTGTTAGACAAAATTTCAGCCTTACCATTCTCAATGTCTGAGATTGGGTCAGATGAAGTGTAATCAGACCATTGCTTTGTCTCACCTGAAGATGGTGCGCCAGCAACGCCAGTTACATCGTCAGCCCATACGCCAGTTCCAAAGAAGTCTGAGACCCATTGAAGTTCACGGCGAAGAAGCAAACGACGAGTAACGAACTCTGTTGCCTCACGAAGAGGGTTTAGAGGAGCGTCTGCGTTAGCAACTGTTTGGTCATCTACATCTTTATGGAACGCCCAAACATCTGCTGAGTAAGTTCCAGTTGAAAGATTGTAACCTCCACCAGCAGATTCAGTTCCAGGCGCACGGCGTTGAGCCTCATCGCGGAACCAATCGTTCTTGGTGTAAGTGAAGTATTTATCGCTCTTCTTATCGACAGGAATTACTGGGAATACCTTGTCAGCGATAAAGTTATCTTGGTTCTGTAAGTAAGCAACCGAGATATTTGTAAGGATTGCGTCCACATGGACGGAATTGATATTTGGCTGTGGCATTTTTTATTTTCCCCCTTATGCCGCTCTGCCTGGATTAGCGCAGTTGATTACGGCTGTGACGATGTTTCCATCTGCCGCAGATTCGGTCAGAAGAGTTCCAACAACATACTTTGTGGTATCTGTTCCAGCAACAAGAGCAACTGCCTTGCCTGTCGCAGATGTACCAACAAGTGCGCCTTCGCCGATTGCCGCACCAGCAACAATCTTTGTTCCGCCAACGACAAGAACTTCTGCTTCTTGTCCTGATGTTGGAGCATTTTGTAGTACGCCGATTGGAATATCGGTTGCGGCCGCCGCGGCGACTGCTTGACCTGATGAATCCAACT